AGCCAGAGTTCCAGTCGCCGGAGTTCCAGTCGCCGGAGTTACGGTCGCCGGAGTTCCAGTCGCCGGAGTTACGGTTGCCGGAGTTACAGTAGCCAGAGTTCCAGTCGCCGGAGTTCCAGTCGCCGGAGTTACGGTCGCCGGAGTTACAGAGACTACTTATTTCATCGGCAGTTAATTCACGCAGAATTTTAAGTTTGCGACCGACACTCTTATTTCCTTGCGTCTGTACTGCGCCAGTGACGCTAACTTCACATATGCGACATGGCTTGCTGTAATAATCGTAAACGTCAACACACTTTTTGCAGAAATGGTAACCGTTTTCACATATCCTAACTTCGCCCTCGACAGTATAGGTCTTGCCGACCTCGTACACAGTGTTATCGCCGTGCTTGGTCGTCATGTCTGGCAAGAACGCTTTATAGCCTTTCATTACTCACCATCTCCAAGAAGTCCATAGATACGTTGTGGTAGCTGTCCTTGGTATGCGTCTGCTACCTTGTCAGCATCAACTCGAAGCGTGGTGCCAAGCCAGGACTCAGCACTCTCACGCTTGACCATCTCGCAACCGCCTGGAAGTTCACCGTCTTGCGTTGCACACTCAAGTACCTTGTCTGGGTAGAGCGTGATAAGGCGGGTAAGCGTGTCAATGCCAGAGTCGCTTGTCATGATCCAGTCAACAAACTCAGCAACACTTTTAACCTGGGGTACAACCTCAACCTTTGGCTTTGAGAGCCTTGCAGAGACGGTGCCAACCTTCTTGCCATTGACTTTAAGGTCAAGCTTTGAGACTCCCATTTGCACGTAAAGGTTTCGCAGCTCGTCATCAAGCTGTGTGCGCAGATTGTCTGCTGCATGAGCGTCAAGGTGCTCCTTGACCTTCTTCTGTAGAGCCGTTAAGAATGCAACTCTCTCAACTAACAGCTCACGTTCTTCTTTGTTCATATCAAATCCTTTCTTAGCTGACTGAATCAGCAAGCCATCTATCCATCTCATCGCAGGTAATCATGTAGCCACGCTCTTGTCCTGCTGGCTTGATAAACTTGAGTGCTCCTGCCTTGTGCTCGGCTCTTAGCATTGAGCCTGGAATACCTGAGTATTTAGAAGTTTGAGCAATCGTGTAAGCCAGTTGTGGTGGCAGTCCTGCAAGTACTGCTGCATTAAGTGAGCGAGAGCCGTTGACGGTTCCTGTCTTCTCTGCAAGCTCTCTTTGCGCTTCAGCAGAAGCAATCATGAATTTCTCAAACAGCTTTGCGAGCACGCTCACGTCTGCGGTAATCTCTTTCTGCTTCGTTGATGTCATCAATCCACCTCCAAACAGGGATAGTGATTGCTACATAGGGGAGAAGTCCAAAAACGCCACAGACTGAAAACGTGGCATAGATAAGAGCAAATAAGATGCCTGTCATAACTGAGCAGATGTAAGCTCCAACGGCAATCTTCTTAAACTGAAGCGGTATACTCTTCATATGTTCACCTCCGCGGAGAACAGAGCCCTTACGCTATGCGACAGCGTGAGGGCAAACTTTTAATTACGATTTATTGCTACTAGATAGCGGGCACTGCCAGCTCCCCTGGTTTGTGTCATATCTAGCTATTCGGTTTGCAAGGTACGTGGTGCGTGGGGAAGTACTTACTTACTGGTTAGTACGCTCTTGGGTAAGTCCAAAGAGATAATCAACCGTGCAGCCAAAGAGGGCTGCTAATTGGCGAGCTTTTGAAGAAGGAATATCGTTATTCCCTCGCTCCCAATTACCTAATGTACGTGGGTTAATTCCAAGAATTTCAGACAACTGAGTCTGCGACATTCCCATGCGTACTCGCTCTGATGCAAGGTTGTTCATGTTCACCTCCTTAGTACTCGCTAACTGGTTACTGGAATAATAATAACCAAAAAGTGAGTATTTTCAACTATTGAGGTAAAAAAGTATCCGAATTGTGGTTATAATATGGAGAGAGCAGCTAGAAAGGGTGGTTACTTATGGCTCGTGAAGAAAGCTACACAGCAACCTTCTTGGGAAATGCAAGACGCAAGGCTGGCTTGACGCAAAAAGAAGCTTCAGAGAAGACTGGTATTCCACTGGGAACAATCAGACGCTGGGAACAGGGTCAGAATGACCCTGACATGGCTTCTCTTATTCAACTTGCCGAGCTATATGGTGTGTCCTTGGATGAGATTCTCGGAATGGATAGCTTTAGGAAAAATGGCTTTAAGTATGCAAGTAGAGCAGAAATGGCATCTGTCCCACTTCTAGGTTCAATTGCTGCTGGGACTCCTATTGAGATGATTAACATTGATGAGACATATGACATCCCAGCAGATATTCACGACAGATACCCACAGGCATTTCTTCTAAAGGTAGTAGGCGATTCCATGAATCGTGTACTGCCTAATGGCTGCTATGCGCTTATTGACCCTTGCCAGGAAGCGTCTAAGCCTATGAAAGCGTATGCAGTGTGCGTGAATGGCTTTGATGCAACTATTAAGCGAGTGAAGCCACTATCGAATGGCTACGAGCTCATACCAGATAGCATAGATCCTACTTACAGACCTCAGATATTTGACTTCAACGAGATTGACACACAGCCCGTCTCAATCATTGGCGAGGTTGTGTGGTATTTAGTACCTTTTGGATTTGAAATTTAGCCTTATTTATCTGCTGTAACAATTATTGTCCACCGTGCATGAGATAATAAATGCGGGGTGATAAACATGTTTAGGAGAATCATGGAAGGCGAAGCGATTTCCTTCAAATTTGAAGGACAAGTCGAGGAAGTCGACATTAATACATTCACGCACGTCATGATGAATTATGCAAAAGTAGTTGAAGCTGCTGCAAAAGAGATAGACGAAAACTCTCCAATGCGCATAAATGTTAGAGCTGTGAAGCCAGGCTGCTTGGATGTTGTTTTAGGCGTTGTACAAAATTCTATTGGTGGTCTATTTGCAGATCCTGTAACTTCTCTTAATACTGTTGCTGCCGTTATCACGATTGCTGGAGGTCTTTACGGATTTAAGAAACATTTAAGCAAGAATGGCAAAATTGCTAAGGTAGAGCCAACAAACAACGCTCAACAATTAGAAATTACTACCGATAATGGGTCAACTACTATTATTGATAATCATGTTTACAACATCTATGTCAATAATCCTGAAGTAGATAGGGCTATTAATGCTTCCTTTGACACTCTTGAAAATGATGAAAGAATTGAATCTCTTTTAATATCAAAAGTCAGTTCAGGAGAAAAACTATTTACCGCCACTCGAGATGAATTTGCTGAGATTGCTAACTCTCCATCATTTGAAGGGAATAATACTCGACACGTGGTTACTAATGAGCGTCTAATTGTTATTAAGCCTGTCCTTGAAAAAACATCAAGAAAGAAATGGGAATTTCTTTGGAATAATATTTCTATCAAAGCAGCAATTCTTGACAGTTCATTTATTGACAACGTCCTTGCTAATCAGGCTTTTGGTATTGGCACGGTGATGGACGTTGAACTTGATACTACTCAAGAATTTTCAGAAGATTTGCAAGCATATACAAATAAAAAATACGAGATTAAAGAAGTGAAAAACATAACAAATAAGCCAGAAAATCAACGGCTTTTTAACTAACAAAAAAGCTCCCTCACATCCGCCAAGACGCTAAGGGAGCAGCTTCCACATACTCAATAGGAAGGTGAATACATTATGCCACGTAAGCGTTCTTCATGGGGTTCAAACCAGCCAATGGGTCCTGGAAAGCGCAGAATCCGCTACATGGCTGACACAGGAGACGGCAGAGGGTTCACAAGACACTCTGAGACCGTCTACGGTACGCGCAAACAAGCTGATGAAGTATTAGCGCAAAGACGCATAGAACATAGCCAAGACAAGCCTGTGCCAACGCTCAGACAAGCTTTTGAAGCGTGGTGCCTTCCAGAGTTGCAAGAGCAATTAAAGACGGGAGAACTTTCTCAGAATTCATACAAGAACTATGTCAATAGATGGACAAGGCATATAGATCCTGTTTGGGGAAGCTTACCAATCACGGCAATTAAACCTCTTGGAATCCAGGAGTGGTTGCTCACTATGACGCAGGGAATCGCTAATACATCGCTTATGTTGCTGCGTAAAATCCTCGATAAGTGCGTCATGCTTGAGCTGCTACCAGCAAACCCTGCAAGCGTTACGTATAGGATGCCTAAGCAATCGAATAAGCGTGATACGGATGTTTACTCGCTTAGTGAGCTCTGCGAGGTTTTAGAAGCTCTGCGTGGCTCTGTTGCTTATATTCCAGCTATTCTCTGTGGCATTGGTTCATGCCGTGTTGGTGAGTCATTAGGCGTGAGAAAAGAAAACATTATGTCTTACGAGTATGCCGGTATGACTCTTGCAATTATTGACATTGATACACAAGTAGATAATAACGGAGAAGTACTAAACAAACTAAAGACGCCACAGAGCAAGAGACCTATAGCCATTCCAGAGCCATGGTCAAAAGACATTCTCTTCATTGATACAGACTGGCTTACGGATAAAGGTTATGGAAAGCCAGTAAGTCAGCAGGTAGTGCGTTATGTATGGAATAGGCTTCTCAAAGAAAAGAATCTTAAATACATTCCATTTAGAAATCTGCGTAATTCTTGGCGCACTATTATGCGCTGGGAGTTAGGTATAGATTCTGACTATGTAGAGAAGATGATGGGTCACGCTGGAAAGGGCGTTGGTGAAATACACTATGATCGTCCGCAATGGAGACAGTTTGCGGATGTTGTAGGAGAAGCATGGGTTAGATACATGGCAAAGAATAATTAATAGTTAGGACATTTTAGGACACGGACAGACATTATATAGTATTTTAACTGGTCTTTTATTCTATCCCCAATACAGGTATATTATCACCCAGTAGCGTTTGTATTGTTCACACTATAGTTTACCTGCGATTATTCAATATGTAGGTTTCTAGAATTGGCGTGTTTTAGAGAATTGGGACACGCTAAGGACACAAAACAACGTATCTGTTTTGCGCTTTATATTAGCTAGTGTATAGCTATGTTTCCCCAGTTAAACGGCTTGTTGTAAGGCGTTTTAAGGCACGCAAATTGCAGAGTGGAGTATTTACCCATAAAAAATACCCCTCCCACCGAAGTGAGAGGGGCTTATAAGTCTAGTCTTGCACTCTTCCGAGCAGCTCTAGACGTGTTGATTAGTGCAATGAAGTCAATCGACCAGCTTCATCAGTATCAACTTGTACCGTGCTATCAGCCTGGACAGAACCGTCTGCGTTGACTGCGTAAGCGTGGTTATTGTGAACATGTACTCCTGCAGGAAGCAGGTTGCCGTTTTCGGAAGCAAGATACTTCTTGCCTTCTGCGTCAAAGACACCCGTTGCCATGCGTCCATCGTTAGCAAAGTAGTAGTCATAGCTTCCGATGTGCTGCATACCTGTAAGCATGGCACATTCCTGTGGTCCTTCGTCTGGGCAGAGATAGAACCAGTCTGTGCCATCAAAGAACCAGCCTGTGACTGCATAACCTCGTGCGTCGAAGTAGTACCAAGAGCCATTGATGAACGCCCACTGACTGTAGTAGTAGGCACTTGGACTGGTTGCATACCACCAGCCAGTCGCATTCTTGACCCAGTGTGGCTCGAACTTAGACTCACCCTGTGAGAGCTGCTCCCATTCTGCGTAAGTCAGCTTTGCCACATCGAGGTCAACGGTACCGCCTGCGCTGGAATACTGCCAAATCGTCCAATCGCCCCATGCGCCCGTGTTGTAGATCATGGAAGGCAAATCCCACGAGAAGCGATTATCCGGGTATCCTGCAATCCACAGACGTGACACGTCAGCACAAGAAGCTACTTGCGAGCGTCCAGCTGGGTAGGTATACACAACAGGATAGATGCCCGTTTTAGCGTAGACGCGGTCAACGAACTGCCTTGCCCATACCGTTGAGCCCCACGCATCGTTGTCACCATTCTCCCAGTCAAGGCACAGAAGTGCCTTGCCAATGTAGCTAGATACACACGCAACGAATGCGTCAGCTTCTGCAACAGGAGAGCCACCTTCAGCATAATGGTAGACACCAATGAGCTTGCCATCTGCCAAAGCACGCTGAAGCTGCGCAGTCATGTAGCGGTTCATTGGCTGGGTGCCTTGGGTAGCCTTGGCAATCACGAAGTCAGAGCCACTGTATGCAGTCTCTACATTAGGGTGCGAGTAGCTCGCACCCAATGCCTGATAACCTGATACATCAATACCTCTAAGCATTGTCAGCTCCGTTCTTAGGATCATCTTTTGGCTGTGAGTTAGCAGGCTCAGCGTTTCCTGTCATATAACTTGCAGGGCGCTCAGAAGGCTGTACATAAGTCATTGCACGTACAGAATCGCCAATGCCTGCAGTTGTTGGGTCAGTGACAACACCAAGAAGGGAAAGCACAGCGAAAACAGCGTTTACGATAGCTGTAAGCTGCTGTCCCAAGTTGGCAAAATCCCAGGTATAACCAAAAGGTACTGCGCATACCTGGACGAGCAGCAGAACAGCTGGAATAAATGCCATCCAAAAAGCCTTGTTACGTGCGCGAACAGTAAAATTAATCATGTTAATCTCCTTAAACGATTTTCAATTTCCTGTAATTGCCTAGTGTGTATGCGCCTGTTCTAGGCGCTCCAGTCTCCCCGCCTGTGTACGGGTCACATCCTCAACCACTGCCAAGCGTGTGTCATGATGTGCGATGTTTTCTTTGAGCGTGGAGATAACTTCATCGGTGCGTGCCATATACGCGGCAAACGCTTTCTGACTGTCGTCCAAGTTACTCTTGAGCTGCTTCACGCCTTCTTCAATACGCACCAGTCGCATGGCGTCTTCATTGCTGGCTCTGGTCATCGCTCGCGCGCCATTGATAAGCGATACCATCATGCCCAAAAAAGAGACGGTCGCAATAATCTGCTCGAATGTTAGTGGGTTCATGCCGTCACCTCTATTCCATACTCTTAGGAAGCAGCGGGATAATTCCTGTAGCGTAACCACTGCTGTAGTTATAGAGGTAAATATGACCGTCATTACTGTCCACTGAACCAACCCAGACCTTAGCGGTGTTGTTGCCGTCCTGTGTGCCTAACGGGTAATAACCCTCAATGGCTGGTAATAGTTCCTTAGGCATTTGCGCCGTGGTGGTACGCCTTGGGTAACCAGCTGCAAGATAGCAATCGAGATACATCATGCCACCGCGAACGCAGTAGCGTACACGACACGCGCCATCGTCTTGCAGAGTAGTCCAATGCTTGGAAGTATCTTCTTTTTCTTCGCCTAGAACCTTAATTGTTGGTAGAAGAGATACGGGCTCACCAACGGTAATGCCATTGATTGGCAGACGGTAGAGGGGCATACAAGCTGTAGTAGAGCCTGAGAGAATATCACCCTTCACATAGGTTGGGTCTACCGGATTGCCCTGATTGGTTGGAGTGCCCTGGATAACCTCGCAAGTAAACTTCTCAACACCACCAACCTGCTTAGAGTACTTCAGCACAACTAAGTCATTGCGCTTGTATCCTGCACGACCATTAGCAACATTAAGCTCAAAAGGTTCTTCATTAGTCACCATACGAGCGTCAAAAAGTACGTCGCCTGTGTCAATACGAACCCTGTTGGCAGTCTGCATGGCAGCCTTGATTTGGTTCTGCGTCTGCAAAATGCCACGCACAGAGCCGGCTACACCAGCAATCAACCTGCCAATCTGAGGGGCTGTGATGTGGTCTTTGCCTTGAAACGAAATAACGCCATCGAAAGCCATTTAACCCTCCTTTACCATAAATTGTGCGAACTCTTCATCGCGTTTACGTGCGAGTTCACGATACTTAGCAGCGCAGTCAGGGCAGAGAAGATAACTCTGCTGCACGCCGTCTGCTGATACTCTGCTTATGCTCTTCCATTGCGATGTTGCAAAGTCACTTTCAAGTAGAAAGGCTTCTTTCTTGCACCTATCGCATTGGAAGCGTGCAAAGCCACTTGTTTTTGCCATTAAGCTGTCCTTTCCCACTTAAAGCAGCCAAGAGAAGGTAGTTGTTGCCATCTACCTCCGTAGTTTGATTGCGGGTTAACAAATGAAGTTGTTTCAATTACCGAGCCAACAGGGAAAGATGGTGTAGTTGCACCGCCTTGAGTTGCTCCCTGAACGTTGATAGTCACGTCACTAGACCCGTCAAATGAAGCTGTACCACTCACAGAGCCAACCAACTTGATTGTTCGTGGCTGTGAGAGCTTCTTAGCAGCGTTAGCGTCACCACCTGGAATAGATGCACCAGCGTATGGGTGAGTGTGGCTCGCAGGAGCTGCACCAACTTCTTGTGCTGTGTATGTTGGCTTTGCGGGGAGCTTCACTGTGTGCGTCTGAGCGTCTGTGACGTGTCCTAAAGCGTCAACATTGACCGTTGCGCCTAATTGGACTGTGCTACCCCAAGAAGCGTCTACGTTGCTCTCAGAGCCGTATGTGCCAGCTGTCACACTAGAAGGCACATGAGTAAGAGCGACAGTTCCTCCTGTGCGCTGCGCTTTAAGTGGTGTTGTTGCTGTGACTTCTGCCACTTTAGAGTCAACCTGTAGTGTTGCTCTGCCAATCTCACTGGCTGAATCTGTTGCAACTTTACGGGCTTCATTGACCTTGTTCTCAAGGCTCTTGAAGTCTGCCCTTGACACTTCTGCAGAGATAGTACGTCCAGCAATAGAGATACCAGTACCAGCTGTGTATGAACTTGATACCGCACCTGAGCCTGTAGAAGAGCCACGTTCAGCGGTACCAGATGAAGAAGTATTACTAGCAGTACCGCCAACCTTGTAGCTAATGCTTACTTGGGTATCAGTGACAATAATGACTTTGGTACCAACGGTTGCTGTAACGTGTAAGCCAGTGACAGGATCTATGCCGGGGACGATATCACCAATGCCAAACTCTTCATCATCGTCAAGTGTGACGTTAATTGAGTCAGCAGCTTGATACTCTTTGAGCTTTTTAGGACCGTCTTTTTCCAGCTCTTCACGACTTGCATTGGTGTAGTTGTATGTGGTCGTGCGTTCATCAATGCCAAAGAGTGTTTGTGTGGTAGAGATGTTTCCACGCTCGTCTGCGTAGAAATGCAGCACAATACGATTTTTAAGCTCACCAGAGCCAAGGCAGATAAGATGGTTGTAAGGTCTTACAACGCTTTTAATAGTTACATCTGAAAGCTCTGCGTCTGCACCATCAGTCCAGTCTGTAATGGGCTTTACAGAGAGCACAATCATGCGATCAATGGAGTTGTACTCAATATTAAGACGCGCTGAAGAGTCAGCCAGCATCTTTCTGATGCCCGTCCAAGCATCACAATACCTGTCGAAGGTATATTTGACGGTAATGCCAGAAGTCTCTTCTGAGACTTTGAACTGGTTAGAAAGTCCAAGACGCTGCACCAGCTGTTTTAGAACCTCATGAGCTTCGCCACGCACGCTGAGATAGTCTTCACCACTCGGTGGCTCAAGGACCTTGTCTCTAATAATGCCTTGCCATGATCTACCAATATACTTAATTGTGTTGTTGCCTGAGTTTGACTCTAGCGCGTCAACCACACCGCCCCACTCAGTGCCTTCAACATAGACGTATGCGCCATTGTCAAGACGCTGCTCAGAGTCAACATCGAGCGTGAGCTCAAAGTCGTTACCTGTGTCTCCATATTCGAGGTCAAGGCGTGCTCCTTTGAGCACGCCAATATCGAGATGTGTTGCGTCTGTGTAGCTAATATCTGGCATTATGCACTCACCTCACTAGGTACGCTCTGAGCACTTACCGCCCTTGGTGTGCGAGTCTCACCCTGTGGCTGCTCCTTCTCGTATGGAGGTGTAGAGCGCGTCTCATAGAGCGTGAGGTCAAAGTCAAAGGTGTTATCCCATGTGATGTCATCAGTTCCGGGCTTGATTGACTCGAAGAGGTAAGATCCGGAGCCGTGAGCTCCGCGCTCTCGGAACTTATAGACATTCTCACGGGTACCGTTATCCTGCACCACAACAGCCGTCTTACTCTGAGAATCAACCTCAAGATATGCACCGGCTGCAATAGTAGTGTTGACCTTGTGCAGGTTCTCGCCAATTCTGACGTATGGGTTTGTAGCAGGACCATAGACTCGCCAAAGCCAAGGAGAAGCACTCTTAGAAGGGTTAGTAAATGACTTAGCGGGCTTACCCTGGACAAGGTCAAAGGGGAAATCTCTTGGGAAGTCAGGCTTTGTGCCTGCAGTAGCTCCAGCCGTCTCATGCTCAAAGTAGAGCGTTGTTGCCTTAAACCATGTAGGGTCCTCAACTAGAAGCGTTAAGACAAACTCTGCGAACTTGTCAGAGAGCCAGTAGTTGGTAGGAGCACCGCCGATAATGTAACAGCGAATACCCCATGAGCCTACTGTGAGCGTTCCTGGGGTGCGGTTTAAGATGTCCTTCTCGCCAAGCTCAATAATCTTATTGCGCAGCTCTAAGCCTTCTTCATCGCTTTCAGCAGCAATGCCAATAGGAAACTTGATTGTCTTTGGCTTGTGGTCACGCCGTCTGAATGAAGTAATCCTGCTGGAATTCTTGCCTGATGTGTATGACCACATCCAGTCTCTGAGTTCGTGTTCCATGTAGTGGAGGGACTTGTCAGCCCCTCCAAACTCCATGTACTTGCTCCCGTCAGAGGTTGTGTATCTAATATCTGTGCGCATTATGCGCTCACCTCTCTTATCATGCGACAAAATTCTCGGTTGTTCACGTCAACTCTTACAGGCTTGCCATATGCGTCCTCAATGCGCTTAGTCATGACATCCATCTGTGCTGAGAGATCTGCAATGGCTTGGTTGGTATCTGCGTAGATGCCATTAGCCACAAGAGACGCTGTCATATCCATTTGCTTGTTAATAGGAACATTGAGCGCATAGCCATCAACGCCACTCTGAGCAGCTTCTGCGAGGTCCTGTGCTGCCTTGTAAACGTCTCGCTTACCGCCCGCAATACCAACAACAAAGCCGTCAACTGTGTAGCCACCAAGACCAGCCATGACGCGTGATGGTGAGTGAATGCCAAGCAGTGCTTTGACTGCGCCAACAACACCGTTAAAGACTCCACAGACTCTGTCGACTACCCAGCTTGCTAAGCCAGTTACACCATTTACAAATCCTTGAATGAATGCGCGCCCCGCGCTTCCAAGGTCAAAGCTTGTAATGGCATTCTTAGCTTGGTTGAGGAGGTTTCCGACCGCTCCAAGCAAGCTGCCAATAATCTGAGGAACTGCTGTGACAATGGCTGTAAAGAGTGTTACAGCTGCTCCCAGAAGTGCTCCAATAAAGCCAGGGAGATTTGACACTACGGTGCCAATGAGATTGCCGATATTGCCAATGAGTCCAGGAAGAATGACTGGAATGGCGTTCACGATTGCCACAAAGAGGTCCACTGCAGCTGAGAGGAGCGTTCCAACAAAGCCAGGAAGACCTGAGATAAATACATCAATAATCTGAGGTAGTGCAGCAGCCAAAGCTGGAATGATTGCCACAACGCCGTCAACAAGTCCCATAAAAAGACCCTGCGCTGCTTCAAAGAGAGCCGGAGCGTTAGCAACAAAGCCGTCTACTAGACCTTGCAGGATCTGTGGAGCTGCTTCTGCAAGCTGTCCTGCAACCTCAGTGAGTGCTTGCAGGATAAAAGTGAACGCTTGCATAGCCCCTGCCATAAGGAAAGGCGCGGAAGCCACGAGAATGTCACAGATTGCACCAGCTGCAGCTCCAACTGCTTCCAGTAGTCCTGGAGCAATTTGCTGCCATGCTGCGCCCATTTGGCCAAAGAGAACCTCAAAGGCGTGTGCCAGCGTAGGACCTGCAGAAGCAAGACCAGAAGCCACCTGTGGAAGCACCGAGCTGATTTGAGACGCAAGTCCAGGGATGGCATCAGCAATACCAACGATATTGCTTGCAATGTTTGAAGCTGCCTGTGTGATGTCTCCACCCATAGCAACAAAGGCTGTGCCAGCTATTGCTGCAGCGATTGAGAGCACGCCAAGCACCACAGTTGCGCTACCAAAGCCAGCAGCAAGGTTTGCAACCACACCCATGGCTGGCTGCACTGCTCCCAAAAGCTTAGGTCCTAAGCCCGTGAGTGCAGGTCCTAGAACGCCCGCAATGGCACTACCAACGCCACCAAGCTTAGACGCAATAGGAGCAGCGAAGGAAGAGACTGCGTTCCCTGCCTTGGAGAGCGCAGAGGTTACAGGACTCATAAACTGAGCCACGTTACCACCAACGGTTGCAAGTACACCCTGCGCGTTTCTCGCAATAGAGGTGAGGTGCAGCGTTGCGGTTGCTGCCATACTCTTAAATGTAGACTGCGCAGCAGAAACAATGGATGTGAGCTTAGTAGTAATAGGGTTGTTGAGACCACTAAAAGCCTTCACAAGCTTGTCTCTAAACTCCCAAGCATAGAGAATTGCTGTCTCAAGCCTGTCCTGGACGGTTGCAGCTATTGCGCCAAAGAAGGACTTAAAGCCTGTGCTTAGTCCTGCAACGGTAGAGAGTGTGCCAGGGACCATGCCCTTGATAACGGACAGACCATTTGCAACAACGTTTGAAGCCTTGGAGAACGCTCCAAGCATCTTGCCAGCAGTCTCCATTGACTTGCCAATAACAAGAAGTGCAGGACCTGTGCCTGCTAGCATTCCAATAGACTTTGCAATAGTCTGAATGTCTGAAGCTGACATCTGACTGATTGCGTTTGCTGCATTTGTTGCCATAGAAGCGAGAGCTTCCATGCCACGCTCAAAAAGTGGCATAAGTGACTCAACAAGCTTCTGAATTGGGTCTGCGAGCTTTGAGAGCGCGTCTGTCATCTTCTTGTATGCATCTGTCTGATACATCTTCATGATGGTTGCGGTTGCTGCGTCAGAAAGGTTTGAGAGCACGCCAGTAAGTGTCCTGGACTGCTTAATCATCAGCCCGCCAAAGTCACCCTGCATGCCAGCTCTAATTGCAGCAATAGCTACATCAGCACTGACTGCCTTCTTAGTGACCATCTCCATTGCGCCAGCAACGTCTGTATGCAGTGCCTTTGCGAGGTACTCCCAAGCAGGAATACCAACCTCAGTAAGCTGCATCATCTCTTGTGAAGCTGCAGTACCTTTACCGTGCATCTGACCAAGCGCGCGGGTAATAGCGTCAATGCCTTGCTGACCAGCACCAAGGGCAGCGGTCGCGTTACCAACGTCTGTAAGCATGGGGATGACATCATCGGCTGCAAAGCCATAAGCGAGCATCTGCTGAGTTGCTTTGTTTAGACCTGCCATCTCAAATGGCGTAGTCTTTGCAAACTCGACTAGATCAGCAATCATCTTCTTGGCACGCTCAGGACCAAGCATGGTATTAAAGGCAATGTCTACTTGCTCAGCGTTTGCAGCGGTCTGACTTGCCCACCGAGCAGCCTTAACACCTGCAATGGCAAGGGGAGCGGTAATTGCAGCGGTAAGTACGGTGCCCGCTTTAGAGAATCCACTGCCAAGGCTAGATATTGCCTTAGAAGTCGTATCAGTTAGCTTGGAAACCTCGCTGGCGAACTTGGAAGAGTCACCTAAAATTTCAATGACTACTTTTCCATCTGCCAAATTGACCTCCTAGAAGTTAGAAGTTACGGAGTGCCATCTCCCGTAATTCATCTTCTGTTGGAGGTAACGCCCAAGCTTGCGCACGCCTAGCATGAGCACGCTCTTCTTCCTTTGTTGTATCTCCTTCAAGCGGACTTCTTGCAGCAACTGCTTGTCCTGTGAGCGTGTCTGGAGTAGCAAGTAGTGCCAGATATAAGTTGATGAAGGTGTACCAGTGAAGCTGTGTTGATTTACTTGTGAGGTCTATTGAGTAGATGCGCATGAAGTCGGCAGTCACAATGCCCGCGTCATAGTGCCAGTCAAAGTTCTTCTTTCTGTAATACTGAATGCGCTTGTATTGCTCACCGTAGGAGATAGTGTCAAATGCCCCTGCTACCCACTCAGACGCTGCCTGAAGAGCTTCTACTGGGTACTTAGACACTTGGTCTGGGAGTACTCCTTTTTGAGCGTAGAAAAGGTTTAGTGTCCTCGCATTAGCAACAGCACTATTCTCTGTATCCATTGTCATGTAGATGAGAGAGGTTCTAAAGCCACTTTTAATGGGTACAGATACTCCCGCCACATCGACTGTGACGGGAGCACCCTTGATAACCGAGTCTAGAAACATGAATTACTCATCCATGCTGGAGTTCTCTTGCGTGATAAGCTCGGAGACCTTAGACACCGCGTCACTATCTGAGTAGACCTCCGTCAGAATCGAGATAATCTTCATCAGGCGGTAGATGTTGAGTCGGTTAGCCTTACCAATAAGCTCCTCTGCAGCTTCCTCACCAAGCGCAAAAGCAACGATATTGTGTGCTTCGTCTGCAAGGGTTGTGAGGTTGTCCATAACCTCATCATTTGTGAGCCCTGTAAACGATGACAAACGCTTTGCCCAAGAGTTGGCTTCAACAACGAATGTGATGTTGCCTAGATCTACGTCATAGGTCTTGCCCTCAATCTTCACCTTTGCCTTTGGTGCGCCGTCAAGCTTGTAGTTCTTTAGTGCCATAAGTGTTCCTCTCTATGGGTTTACCTTGGCTCATATCTTGTGTCACGGGTAACGCCAAATAAAAAAGCACCCAGCATATGCCAGGTGCTTCCCCAGAGAGGAATGGGGACTATGCTTATGCAGCTTTGGTAAATGCTGCAGTGTCATAGTTAAAGGTGCCGTACTCGTACTCATCGGTAATTGCAACCTTGAAGGCAATCTTGATAGGTGCAATGTCAGAGCCAGAGAATGGTGAGACATTCAGCGTTGCCTTTGCGTGCTTAGCAACGAGTGCGGTCTTCTCGCAAGCCGTACCTGCCTTGAAGTCATAGCCACAAGTGCGGACATACTCAACAGGTACGTCTAGAACGTCCTCATAGCTTGCAAGAATCTTCTGGATACCACCAGGACCCATTGCGTCAACCTCAAAACTGAAGGTATCAGTCTTGCCCAGGTTGTACTTAGGCTGGGTCTTACGGTCGATATAGGTTGGCTCATAAGACTTAGCCTCACGCTCTGGGTCTGCCTTAGTGGTCTCGGTTACACGGATGAAGTTCGTCTGTCCAGGGAACTTAATCCAGTGCTGAATTTCATAGATGGAAACGGGTGTGCGCTGTGTCTCTGTTGGCTGTGTAACAGCTGGTGATTCTGGCATAATGCCGTCCTTTCTTTTGGGTTAAACCCTGTACTTAATTTGGGCGATAAGCTGGTAGGTTGCGACTCCATCCTCACCAACACTGAAGGGAGATGGCAGTGTGGTGACATCATGGGCGTATACAACAACGCCTGCCGGTGCACCACCGTCTTCAATGGCAGCTTGGACTTTACGCAGCATGGCAAGACCGTCAATACGCTCCTGCTCGTCTAGTGGGCGTGTCTGCAGATACACCTCATAAGGGAACTGCTTAATACCACCACCAGAGCAGTAATGAAGTACCCAAGGCTCACCCGGAGCAGCCTTAAGCATTGCTTGTGCAGCTCCAGTACCGTTGGGGAACTGACCATACTCAACAGGAATACCTGTGAGAATGTCTTTCAGCCAGTCAGTAACGCTTTGAGCGATGTCTACCATGCTCCTCCAACTTTCTGTCCAAGAACTTTTGCGAACATTTGCTGCCATGCATTACCTCTAACACCTGCGCAACGGTCATACCAGTGATCACAAGCATTAGGAGCGTGCAAGGCATTTTGAAGCGTATTGTGGTTGTGTGTTGAGTAGTACTGAATACGTGCATAAGCTGCTGCGTCTCCTGCGCCCCATTCAACATAAGCAGCATTACCAGTCTGACGAGTAGTGCCAGAGCCTTGAAGAGCTCCTGAGTCATAAGGGACGTAAGTCTTACAGTCAGCCAGCACGTTTTCTGCAACGATGCCTAAAGCTGCTTCTACAGCGTTTGACACCTTGTCTTTGCAACGTTCAACATCAACGTCAGCAACACGCATTCTCATCTGGCTTCTACCTCCACATGATGTGTCTCGTGGTGAGTGGAATAAGGGTTTACAGAGCGCACCATACGCGCTTCTGATACTGGCTTCTCATCGGAGCTGATGCCACGAATAACAAAGTCACCAGCCTTGAGACCTGGGTCTCTGAAGAACCACACTTTAAGCACGTTGGCGTTTTGTGGTCCTACGGTTGAAGCGGTATTAGCGAGCTTCTCTTCAACGTGTACGCCTTGATAGATAGATCGCGTGAACCCCTTATCCTGCTTGTGCCAGACGGTGACAGTGTCCCAGGCAATCATCGAATACCCCTCCAAAGAAGACCTGTGCCAACTAAGAAGGGATATACGCAGGAGAGGTCAGAGACGCTTGCTTGAGCGTCTGTGTAGGTGTAAGACACACTACCAACGCTCTCACTCTTAATCATTCCGCGTGTGTCTTTGCCAGCCACTCTGTCGCATAGAGCGCAGAGGGCAAGAAGCCACTTCTCGCTGTACTTCTCAGGGACCTCTTCACCAGTCATCGAGACAAGCAGTGCTTGAGCCTTGACGAGGGGAGCGTCAAGCTCACCCTCGCCAAGAGAGCCTTTATACGTGTTGCGGTAGAAGTCGTATGTAAGGCTTGGGGTTGCCATTAAGCAGCCTTAGGCTTCAAGACACCAGCAGCCTTAGTTGCCTTCAGGGCAACACCACAGACAAACTCAACATCAACGTTCTTGACAGCACCTGGAGTGGTCCAATCAGGAAGCGCAACGGTGAATGCGTTGTCACCCTTGAGAGTGATACCGTGGAAGCCGTCCATGCCAAGGCAAGCAGCGTAGATAGAGCCGTCGGCGATAGAGCCGTCGCGGACCTCATGGATTGCAATGCCGTTGTAAGCCTTAACAACGTTGCCAGCGGTCTCCTTGGACTCAGTGCCAAGACCAACAACACGAAGCAGTGCATTCAGCTTGGTGTACTGAGCTGCGCTCATCATGAGTACGTCAGGGGTACGCATGAGGTTGGAGAGCATGGTGTCAAGCTCCTCAAGGTAAGCAAGAGCAGCTTCCTTAGTGGTGACATTGACATCGGTCTTAGAGGTCATCTCGGTGGAAGTAGTCTTCAGAGCAGCTGCAAGACCGTCAAAGCCATTTGCGTCCTTAGTAGGAGCAAAGATGCTTGCGTTGAACTTGCGAGAGACTGCGTCCTTAGCCTGCTCCAGATACATCTCGTAGAGGTCATCTGCAGCAGCTTTGGCAACACGATCCATCTGGAACGTAGAGCCGAGAATACCAAGGGTGGTAGTCTTCTTCTCAACAGTTGGCTCAGAGACAGCTGGCTCAGCACCAAGAGCACGGAATGCAGCGGAAGATGGGGTCTTAACGCGCTTATAGCCGTAGACCAAATCAGAAGTGCCAGAAGCATTCATGCAGTTGTCGAAGGTCAGCGCACCGAGCAGGTAATTGTCGGTAACAAGCTCATTGATAAAGCCCTGTGTGAGCTTATCGCCAGAATTGGTTGCAAGGGTAGCGAGATTAATCATTATTTTCCAAGTCCTTCCTTAATGTTGCGAGCAATGCCAGAAGAGCTGCCAGCGGGCTTGCCGGTAGTGTTTACGCTCTTTGGCTCAGACTGGAAGAGATATGGCTTTGCTTCTTTCAGCTTGGCAACGTCACCCTCTAGAGCAGCAAGAGCAGCTCTACCAAGCTCCAAGTCAATGCAACCAGCAGAAGTAAGCTTTGCTTCAACTTCTGCCTTCTCCTTGGCTTCCTGTGAGTCTTTGAGCTGCTTCTCAATGGCAGAGATACGCTCATCAGAAGAAGCCATAGACTTCTTGGACTCTGCGAGCTCTGCTTCCAGCTCTTTAATGCGCTTCTCACGATTAGCCAAGTCACGCTCTAGCTTGTGGGTGTTGACGTTTGCGCTTGTGTCCTCGCTTGTAGCAGAGTCCTGGGAAGATGCTTCCTCTTCTGCTACTTGGTCCTGGGACTGGTTTTCCTGCGTAGAGTCCTGGGTATCAGAGTCTTTCTTTTCCTCTGTGACCTCGTCTGGTGCAGGAGATCCATTACGATGCATAGACCAAATCCTTTCAGTCAATCGCAGGTCCTTTTCCTGCGCTGAAAGAATTGTCTGTGAGTGTTAACAGCTAAAAGAAAACCCCGCTTATGGCGGGGTTAGGAGTTTCTAATTGATTTTTACTCTATGGGATTAAAGACAACCATTTTCTGGATAACGCCTGAATTCGACATCTTTGAATTCAGCCTTTAGTTCTTCTGGAGCAGAGTCTTTTACGCCATTGTCGTCAAAAAAGTGTTCCAAAACATAACTAAAATCATATTTATCAAGTAATGACTTAAGAAACGGTCTATCAGGTAATATAGTCATTATTCAATCTCCTTAAAAATTGATTCAACAATAAATGACAAGAATGAATCTGGGTCTATCTGTTCCGTTTCAACAGCTATTCTTACACTCTCAGCCAATGACTCGCTATAAAACATCTTTTTTGCATATCTTTTCTCGTGACCTAATGATGCAAAAGCTGGATATGAACTAATAGTATTATATACCAATTTCTCAGCTGAATAGGTGTTTTCGGTGTGCTTCTTATTATAATTTCGCAGTGCTCTTGTGATGATTCTCTTTGAGTGTTTTGCGCTCATAAACTCTGCTTCGTCATTTTGAGATAGCATTGCTTCTACAAGATGCCCTGCTTCATGTCTGCCATCACTACATGGAGTTTTTGGCGCAGTCTTGAGCATCTTTGAATTGACATAGATTGTTCCCCACACATTTGTTTGAGCAGTTGTTCGCCGTATCGCTGAGCCCATTTTTATGTTACCAACTATCTTTTTTAACTGTGGGAATTTAGTCAAAGCATCATCTAGTCCTGCACACAATCCACGTGTGTATTCAAAGAAGTTCTTCTCTAGTGCTTTGTCGATATAGAATCCGTACTTTTCTTCAACTGCTTTCTGCAGGTCCTCGAAGGTAGCGCACTTCATAAAATCTGATTTAGACACAACGTCTTTAGTTTGTGAGCCAGAGTTCACTCTAGACATTGCCTTTCTTGTGTTTCTAAAGTCAGTTCGTCCAAGTGCTGTTGGCTGCTTGCTTACCGCCCAGGCACGCTCTCGCTCATAGTCACGGCGCAAGTGATTGTCATGCGTGAACTGACGCAGCTTGTCTTGAAGCTCACCAAGCCTAATACGCTGCTTTACTGCGTCTGCTCTCACCTCTTGAAGATAAGAGATCTCTCTTTTCTGGCTTCTAATGAGACGCTCATATCTGCGCTGTTTCTGCGTGGCTGCGTAGTACTCGTCACTGGTCATGCCTGTGATGCGCTCTTGCTCTGAGTAGTCCATATCTGGCAACTGGGAGTATCCAGGAACATAAGGTGTCATGTAGTGATAGCAGTTTGCTCCACAGAGACCTGTTACGGTGCCGTACCCGGTTGATTCAACAAGCGGTGGATACTCGGTACTTCTGCCACTTCTTGAATACACTTTGCCTTGCCATTCTGCGTGGCTTGGACGTGCTCCAAAGTGAGCGTCTACGAATACCAAGTCCCATTCCCACTCGTCCATACGCTGCATAAGAAGGCGATTTCTTGCTTGGTTAGCCTGGGAAACAATATGGCGTCTTAGAGCTGCGTCAATCGTTGTCTTAGTGCCACTGATGTAGTCAATCGTCTCTAGTCCAGAGTTGGCAAGTCGTGTAACACCACGCTCCATAACCGCTCGTGTTGGCTCTCCTGCTTGATGACGTGCGATTGCTTCAGCGGTTACGTCATACCACAGTGCTGCTTGGTCTTTAGCAAGAGCAATGTTTTGACGCTCAAGGACCTCATTCATGCCTTGCGCTGTTTGAGCAGCAATGATAGTTGCGAGATTGGTCATATGACGGCGTGAGCCCATCGCTCGCACAAACTGTCCCACAAGTGCGTCATCAGTCTTTTTGAGCGCAGTCTTTAGGACCTCACGTGTTTGCTTGTCGATGGCTGGGCGGTACTTGTAGTAGATCGCGAGAGCTTCTTCGCGAGAGAGTCTAGAGAGACGCTCAAAGTCTGCAATCTCTCTTCCTCTGATAACTGCGCCATTAGTGCGTACTACCTCATCAAGCAGGTTGAGGAAGAAGTAGGAAAGCTCCTGTACATAAGCAGACTGTGCGCCCCCTACGAGACGCACAGCGATTTCTTCAGTCGGTTTCACGATTACTCACCAAGGTCTGCGTCAAGTGCGACTCCGCCAGTCTCGCTAGTAAATGCCTTTGCGTCTTCCTCACTCATGCCTTGGTACTTGACGAGGTACTTCCACTTGGGGCAGAGACCACGTGCAATGTCATCCTTCATCATGTCACGGTCTGCCTTGTCGTCCGAGATGACCGAGTCATCCCACAGAATGTCAACGGGCACAGGCTCGTCTACTTTGTAGCCGTTCATGGCACACTCTGCAGCAAACGCGCCCTGGACAAGATCTCTTACCGAGTTCTCAATGGAGTGCTCATGCTTTCTGATGGTTCTAATAAGCGTTGCGTTAGCGCTTACAACCTCTGTTGCCGTCTTGAGTCCTTGTCCCAGCGTGAATGACCAGTACCCCGCACCAAAGCCAGTTCTAAAGCCCAGGACAGCAAGAGCATTGTTGAATGCGGTAACCATGTCATCAATGTGTGTGTCAGGGTTGTAGACGGTCATAGGAGACTCTGCACTGATACCAGCAGAGATAGGCGCAAAAATAATCTGGTCCATAGTGTTGACGAACTTAGCTTTGCCGTCCTTGTCGCGCACAATGGCTTGCTCATCTACAACCATCTTTGGCAGTGAGACTCTAACCTGCCAATACATCTGATTGAATGCTTCATCTACCAGTCTGCAAGAGTCACAGATATCCTCAATGACGGATGCGCCAAGCGGTGTGAGCTCGTCATGAGCGTTGTACTTAGCAGGCTTAACAAGGGCATAGGTTGGCAGTGGTTGCTTAGTATCGACAAAGCCAGTAATACCTTCAACCTCAACAGGGTTAATGCGGTTCTGCGAGTTAAAGAGAAGTGTCTCTACCACGTGGGACTGCGTCTCTTGATTGAAGTATCTAAGCTGCAGCTGGTCATACATCTTGGAGTTAACGGTTACCTTGGAGATGAAGGCGCAGCCATCACCCAGAAGCGGGATAATCTGCCACGCCTTCATAGAATCAATGCTGGTTGAGACGTTGCCTTCATAACCGTGGAAGTTTGCGACCCATGCACCAACACCGAGCGCAAACACAGTGCTAATGAACTCTGCTTGCTCGTCTACAAAGTTAGGAATAGTACGCTCTAACCAGTCATTCACTGCATCTTCAGAGCTTGAAAGGATTGTGCCTTCGTTCATGATCAGACTTGGAATCTCACTTGCAACCATTGAAGCTGGACTAATAGAGAGCCTGTCATACGAGTCAGCACCATTGTTGATGATGTAAGGCTGCTTGTAGTATTCATTGTCATGAGTAAACCAGCCCCACCACAGTTGCTGGAACTTATCCATAGAGGTGTCAGGCGTAAACTTACGCTTTTTCAGGTATCTGAGTGCCCATTCTGGCTTTTGGATAGTAATCTTCGACAAGGTGAGACCCCTTCTCTTACGTCAAGCTTCTGTCATTGATAAGCGTCATACACGCATAACGCACAGCGTCTATAGTGTGGTTATCAGCGTCTGGCAACTGCCCTGTGAGCTGGTTGTCCTTTGTCATTACATATGAGTAATTGCTGAACTCACGCGCTGCAGTTGTGCAACTTGAGTCGATGACAATCTTTGAGCGGTATTGCAGCCACTTAATCGAGTTATGGATGTTGTGCGCACCTGTCTTGAGCGCACCGCGAGCGTTAATGCCATTAGCCTTAAAGTCAGCAATACTCTTTGGCTCTGCTGAGTCGCACCACACCGTGGCATATGGCTCAGCGTCTTCAATAACGTCTTCACCGTCTTTGAGCGCGTTTCCTAGCTTCTCGCTTACAAGCTCAGCAGTATCTTGGTTAGAGAGTCCACACTTCACAAACTCATCCAGGATGTAGAGTGTGCGAGTCTTTGTGTCGTAAGCAATCTTCACCCAGGCGAATGGATCCTGTGAGAAACCCCAGTCAACGCCGTAATAGTGATACTCAAGCTTTTTGCGCTCTGCGTGTGTGATGTCTCTCGCCTCAACACGGGTAAAGACCTCAGAGCCAAAGCCAACTTGCTCTCCTAGCCACTCATGGCGGTATGCTTCCTCGTCAAGTTCTTTGAGTGCTTCAGCGTCTTTTCTGACCTGCTCCGGTATCCACTCATGAGGAACATCCAAGTAGCTTGACTCAATGACGCGCTCCGGGTGAGTCGAGAGCATGGTAGAGACGTGCTCATTTACCCAAGCATCGCGAGAACGTGGTGGGTTGTGGTCAAAGAAGCGGAAGTACACAGAGCCTTCAGGCGCGTCACGAGTAACAGACTGCATAACCGTTCTGAGTTCTCCCCAACCGTTGAACTGGTCTACCTCTGAAAACCATTGGTAAGCGTAGTACGTTCCATTTGGTGCTTTGATAGCCTTTGTCTTCTGTGTGTGGTCACCACCACGGAAGGTAATGACTTGACCAGTTGCAGGGCGTGTGAGCTTGTACGGGCTCTTAGAAGCTCTCCATTCATCGCGGATATTGAGCTTGTCAATCGCCCAGAGCATCTGCTCAAAGACACCGTCTCCGATATCCTTGCCAATCTTTGGCATGATGAATGCTGAGCGGTCCTTATGCTCCATAAGACCTTGCATGATCTCTAAAGAGACCGTGGAGCTTTTCAAAGAAAAACGCCCTCCTCTTAGCCACCATTCACCTCCTGCGTCCGCTGCGATTGCACGATGCAGTGAGAGAAACGGTGGTGCTAAGAGAAGGGCGAAGTCTGCCACGAATGGCTTATCTTCTTCTTCCACATCTTCTGGGATTGCGTCAAGTAGTGTCCTGCCAATGGAAGAGATAGCAGTGACTGCAGTTTGGTTTACGCCGGAGTCAGCAATAGACTCCTGCGCCATTGCAAATGTTTTGCCCATGCCATTTAAGACTTGAGCACGGGTGATAGTTACCTTCTTTGAAGCGCGTTCTTGTAAGTCTTGAAGCCTTTGTTTAACCTTTGCATCACTCTCAAGCTTGCAAGCAGCAATATCAACACTTGCTTCTTTCCACTTTGAACGGTGCGGATAAGCTTCCAGCATTGCCTGTCGCTGGCTCTTGCCAGCAACTCTAGCGAGCACATACTTCTCATGGTTTGCGTTTGTGAGTGGTTGCGTCTTCAATGCGTCTGACCTTTGCTTTTCGCTCCTTCTTCCTCTTCATCTTAAAGGCAAGCTGACGCTCCAAATTCTGCTTGCGCTCAAGCTCTTGCGTGTGCTTTCTTAAGTACTCACGCTCATCAAGCGCACACTCTTTGCAGAGTCCCCAACGCTTCGCATCCTCTGCGTCAACCCATACCGGATGCTGCCCACACTTCTGGCACAAAGGCACAATGCCTTCTGTGCGATACCTTCCATAGCGATGACGCACCATAGTGATTGCTTGCACAGAATGCGTGGGAATAAGCTCGTGGAGTTCCTTGGCAGTCATAGAAGGGTTTCGCCAGAGTGTCTCAAGCTCTGACCAAGTCCAGGACTGGTATGTTCGTCTCCCTCTTTTCTTAGATGATGAAAGAGATGAAACATTTATTTCATCTCTACTCTTACGCTTGCTCATTGAGCTTCTCCCTCTGTGTAAAGAGTCTGTACGCATGGTTGCAGACCATCTGTGGCTCACGTTGCAGTTTCTTGGATAGCGTCTCTAGAATGGCAACAATGAGTGCGTCTTCCTTTTCACTCCAAATTCTGTGAGAGCGTGTAAGACTTGTCTTGCTTTGAAGTCCTTTGCTCCTCGCAAACACTTTGATATCAGTGATTGAGCGGTTGGGCATAAGACGCTTGAAGCCTGACCATGTGGGTCCATGCTTCGGTACTTCTCGCTCAATGATTGCAATCTCTTTAGCTGTGAAGGGGGAGTGATCTAGTTCTTCATAGCTGCGTCTGAATCCATTCACTTAAGCTCACCTCTTTCATAAAGAGAGCGAGTCATCTCTGCTCGCTCTCTTAGTTCCTCTTTTTTCAGTTCTCGCTCTGATACGTTTGGAGCGTGTGCGTTTCGCTTAAATATAGCTTTATCGCTATCTGAGAGACACGCTAAGGCGCAAACTCTCTTATCGTCAATAACTCCAGCCAAGGCACACGTAGAAGCGCACTCAGAGCCTGTGAAGGGGCATAGAAGATATTTGACCTGTTTAGGCAATAGAAACACCTCCATTCTGAATAAATGTTGAATAAGCACCCTTTAATTTGGCGGGTACTAAAATGCCAGTTCTACCTGCTTTGTTCTTAACTGTGTGCAGTGCTACCTCTTTGAATTGAGGAGTATCAATCTCACCTTTTGTGAGAATGAGCGCTGCCCAGGATGCATAACCCACAACTCCAGAGCCACGGAACCAGTCCAAAGACGGTTCATCCTTAGCGTCTAATTTCTTCAGACTAGAAAGCACAAGGAAAGGTATTTGCGTATCAAAAGCAAGCATCTGAAGATTGGTAGCAACTTGAGACACGCGAGTGTATTCTTGCTTGTCAATATCTGGAGTGCCTGTCTGGTACTGCTGAATGTAGTCAATGATGATAAGGTCTGGCTTATCTCCATCTGCCATAACGGTGCGCACGATCTCTTCTATTTGCGTAGTAGTGCTTACGTTGTCAATGATTGCGAGATTGGGTGCGACCATATCGTCATAGAGAGCAGCGTCTGCAAGCACGGTGTTTGAGTGTCTTGCATTGAATGCATACGCAGACAGGTTTTGCAGCCCTTCTGGCAGCTGTAACTCGTTGCCTGGACCTTTAATGACCGTTGACCACTCAAAGGGAACAACCGTTAGCCCTTGAGACTTTAACCCTTGATTCTTCACCGACCAGCAACTCATTGAGCGGGCTGTGATATTGCCCCACGTATCGTCCAAGGTGAAGTAGATAACGCGCTTGCCGTCTTGTGCCACTTCCGTTGCGATATGTACTGCAAGACTTGATTTACCCGCAGAAGCTACACCGCCAAGGATAGTGAGCCCTGGCATAAGTCCGCCTGAAAGTGCATCATCTGCGATTGTATGCGTCTTAAGTGGCTCTTTGGCAGCGAGATAACACTCAACACCCCAGCCATACTTTGGACGATTTAGGTTGCGCAAGTATTCGAATGTCATGCGCCATCACCAGCTACAGGCTTATGTGACTCTCTATACAAGTGCCACTCCCAGTCAATGCTTCTTGCCTTTGACTGTTCGATATTGTCGAGTGCTTCTTGGATGCTTTGTCTGAAGCGTTCTTCTTGAGCATCAAACTCAGCCTGTGGGACTTCTATTGCGTCTTCTTTTGGTTGCACATCTTCAGTGCGCAAGTAATGAGCTTCTGTTGTCATCTGACCCGCTTCCGTCGTAGCGTCAGCGGAGACAGAGGAAGCGGGGGAGGAAAGGTCGCTTTTAGAGCTTTCCTCCCTCTGATACTCTGTATCTGATGTGTACCCTTTTTCTCTTGATTTTGGGTACACCCGTGTACCCTTTTTCTCTTGGAAATGGGTACACCCTGTACCCATTTTTGGGTACACCTCATCAGCTAACCACCAGAACGTGCGCTTAGGAGTTTTACCGTCTTTTGCACTTTCGACTGTGACAAAGTACTCGCGTTCTTCGCAATACTCTAGGAACTGTTGAGCTTTCTTTGGACTGTATCCACAAGCCTTGGCGATTGTGCGAACTCCAAGCCTAAAAGACGGAATATCTCCAATGTCTCTGATTTGCGAGTAACAGAAGAGGAGCATGGTTGCCCTTGCTCCTCTTGTCTTGTCACTGAAGTTCTCAATGATTCGCCCTAGATGGCACGCAGCTGTTGTGTCCAGCTTTGCCCATCCAGAGCCATCTGTGTAATCAGCCACGTGCCACCTCCTCTCTTACCTCATGGCTGCTCTTAGAATGGCAAATCCTCATCTGCAAGCTCAATGGCAGGTGCAGGAGCGTCAATGACTGCGTTTGTTGCATTTGCACGTGCTTCTGCGACTCCGTCTGCTTCAAAAGGCTCTGCAAACTTTTGGTCAAAGTTGCCCTCTGCAGCGTCTTTGCCAGGAATAAATGCATTGACATCCACTGCTGTCTTGACCTTGCCTTCGCTATTGACGTAGAAGCGGTGACGGATGACAACGCCCAGAAGCTTGCCAACGAGTGTCTGCTCTGCGTTGTCCTTGTCCTCGTAGACAAATGCCTTTGCACCCTTGCCCTGGGCAGTGTTCTCAACTGCTTCTGTGAGTGCCTTGTAGCGCTGCACGCCGTAGTTGTTGTCTTTAGAGAAGTAGATACGGAATGAGTGTCTCCAGTCGTTTGTAGTATCTGCAAGATCTGCTGTGAAAAGAAATGACTTAGTCTCGCCATTCCAGATGTCATAGACGAACTCAAGGTATGGCTTCTTCTCGTCTGTGTGGTCCTTAACACGTACAATCTTTGCAACGTATCCGCCAGGCTCAAGCATAGAAGAGCCACCGCCGTTGGATGCAACTACCTTGTCAAAGTTACCGAATGCTTTCATGATTTTTCTCCTTAAAAATAGTGAATTAATAAACAGGGAATTAAGCAAGCTGCTTCATATTCCAGTAAGCACGGATGGTGCTGTCAACCTCTTTGAGGTCATTGTCGATTACGAGCTCATCGAACATTCCCATTGGGGATTTGGCAGGCGTTGAGCCGTCTGTCTGTGTGATGAAGTGGTAGCCTGCGTCATCACGCTCAGTGATGAGAACGATTGGAAACATTCCCTCAATGCAGAGCTGATTGTCTAACATCTTGCCAATGGTCTTTGGCTTTAGCCTTCCTGCATCGTCATAGTCAGGATGCATAAAGAAGTAAACGATTGTGTCATCGTTTGTGTTGTTGGCAGCTTCCAATAATTGCTCAAAGTCAACTGCCATAGACGTAAACTTGTCATAGCCTTTCTCATTGGCTTTAGCAAAACTTTGAAACGCCATGAGGTAGTTCGCATCATCGACTACATACGCTTTAAGCTTGTTAGCCTTGAGCGATTGCTTCATCTGAGCGTAGGTTGGATGGTCTACTTTGCTCATCTTCCCCCGGAAGGGGAGTGGCTTTCCTGCTACGTTGAAAATGCCAATCTCGCCAGGCTTAAAGTTTCTGAGACTCGTTGACTTACCTGTGCCAGAATGTCCTAGCACAAGAACTGATACTCCCATGATCTACTCCTTTCTAAAACTTGTATTCTTTCTCCGGGTGTCCGGCTTCGTGATATTTGCCATGAAGTCCATTGGCTCTCACACACTCCATGAAGTCCTTCATGTTCGACTCGTAGACGCAAACATATTCGTGGTAAAACTCGATGTATTCTGTGCCAGGAGCCGTTGTGTGCTTCATGGTTGGCTTGCGCTGGTAGAAGTCCCATGCAGCCGTATAGACTGCATGGAATTGAGCTGGCGTGTACGTGTAGAGACCAAAGCAGACCGAGTCGAAGTCAATGCGCCATATTCTCAAGAGACGCACATCTTCTGCATTTGGCTCAACGTACTTAGTCGGCTCTAGCTGCTTCATCTAACTCAGCTTCTTCATCTAACGTAAAGCCAATATTTGCTTCTTCCTTGGTTTGGTAATACCTGGATGCATGGTTGCAGTAAGGGCATCTTATGCGCCAGCCATGCTCATCGTGTTCCAGGTCAAAGGCAGTGCTGCCCCAGCCTTCATTGAGACATCGAGGGCAAATCATTAGACCTCCTTCAGTGGCATGCTTATTACTAGTGCAAATACAATTGCGATAACTCCAATACCTGCAACAACTGCAACGTTTTGAGTATCGCCAGTTGAAGGCAGAACAGCCTTCTTAGCCTTCTTCTTAACCTTCTTCACTGGCTTAGCTGGCTCAGGCTGTGGCTCAGGCTCGCTATCCTGTGGTGTTGGCTGTGGCTGTGGTCCTGGATTAGGCTCTGGTGTTGGTTCCGGAGTAGGCGGAGTCTCCGGTTCTGTTGGCTGTGGACGATTGTCACCGTTACCGTTACCGCCAGAATCTGCTGCAACGTAAGTCCAGACGCTAGAAGCTTGCTTCTCAGCTGAGTAGAGCGTGATGGAGTTCTTAATGCGTGGGTTCTTGGTTGTGCGGTAGATAAGGAAGTACTGCTCACCGTTTGCCATGGCATTGTGAAGGTTTAGCGTGAAGGTAGAGCCATTAATGGTTGGCTCATCAATCTGGACTGGATTCCAGCCATAAGAGTCATCAATTGCGCCATACTCGTCCATGCGCACACGGTAGAGCTTGAATGAACCAGGTACGTAAGAGCCAGCTTCAATGTTGTCTTCCAGGATGACATTGGTGAGGTTCATCTGGTTGACGTTAAGGCGCACCTTCCACTCAATAGTGTCAGCATCTGTGTCAGCAACGCCCCACTTAGCAATGACCTCACCCGTGAGCACGTTTGGACGCTCAGTGTGAATTGTGAAGCTTGCAACTTGACCAGTAGAGGTCTGAACAATTCTCAACTCTTCATGATCTAGTCCGTTGTCTTCTCCAATCCATGTTGCCAGCCAAATTGAACCCTTAACGTTGTCTTTGCCCTCAACGTAGTTTGTGAAGGTGACGTGGCATGTCTGAGTGAGTGGGTTAATCTCCGCAACCGCGCAAACCTCACCATCTGGCGTGTATAAATTGAAGCTCGTGGCTGCGCTATCTGGGAAGCGCAGGAAGGTTGGGAGTTCGATGTCGAATGAATCTCCGTTGTGGAGCTCTTGCCCTGTAGCGTCCCAGTTAATGTTCATGTAGAACTTGGAATGCAAGCCAACTGAGTTGACCGGTTGCTTCTCTAAGTTGGTTACTTGGAAGCTTGTGAGTTGAACTGGTACCGTCTGAGCCTGTGCGATGCCTGGAATAAAGACCAGGCATGCAAAGACAGCAACAGCCAGCCATTGAAGGATTTTCTTCATGGTTAAGCCTTTCTATTAGGTTTTGAAAAATCGGGAATTTATGCGCTCATAACAAAAGCAATACCAGCGAGAATGCAGAAAATTAAAATAATTGTGTCTTCAGCACCCATGCGAGTCTCCTTTCTATCAAGCTGTAAAAATAGGGAATTAAATAAATACTGATTTATTGCAGAAGCTCGTGACTTCCTGCAATCATTGCTGCGAGCGTCTCCAGCGTCATTGTGACGTAGGTATCACCGAAGCTTTTCTCGCCTGTGCCTTTGCGCTTGTGGACTACCACGCCGAACTCTGCGTCTGCATTTCCTCGCTCCACTTCAGCTTCTTTGAGCCACTTTGGAAGCTCCATTCTCGTGCAGTTCTTGCACTCAACGACTACCGGAAGACCTCTGAAGAACACTCCCGCAATGTCTCCTCTGTCGTGTATTCCTGCTGTGGTTCTGCGCTCAATGTCAGCTCTGAGCCTTGCTGCGAGGTACTCTGCCACTTGACGCTCAAACGCTGTGCCTTTCTGTTTTTGCTTGCTCATAGCAACCTCGCAAGCTCTCGCTTTATAAGGTTGTATCTGTCGACAACAACAGCGTAACTAGCAAGGTAGATAACATCCATGCCACATGCTTTAGCAACTTCATGCTCAATTTTTGAGCCTTGAGAAACGTCCCAGTCTGGAAACATCACGATTGCATCATGATCTGTAAGTGTTCTTACACATCGCTTCATTGCTTCTTCGTAGCCAAGGCTATCTGGAATCTGAGAAGCGGGGTCAAAGACCTGTCTAGCGTCACACATTCTGACGAGATAGTTGGCAAATATAAACAAGCCCTTGTAGTTCTTCACGTTAGTAATTGGTCCAGAGAGATAAACTCTCTTGTCTCTTATTTTCTCGCTAAGCTCATCACCGTTGCAGAGATATGCAAGTCGTGCGTGCTTCTCGAGAATGTCCATTACTGCACTAAAGTCACTCATTGCCCCTCCTTCCATGCAAGCTTCTTGTAATGCTTGATTGCTTCGTCAAACTCTTTTTTACAATCTTGAAAAGGAATAAAAATCGACTTGCAACCAGCATTCACATATCCGATAATGCACTCATGCTTTGCTGTCAACGCTTGCAGGTACAGTTCATCAGCTGTTGGTTTGCGCTCGGTTACAACGGGAATGCGGAAGTTGTTAGGCTTCATTGCGCACCACCCTTGCGCCACAATGAGGACAATATCGATACTCGCCGTTGATGCGTGGAAATGCTGCGTCACATTTATCGCAGCGGAACATATCGCCTTGAAGTTCTTGGGATAGTTCCTCGTCTAAAGCAACCTCACATGTAGGGTCGATTAAGTCGGCTAGACGGTTGAACAAGTTAGCGTAATCGTATGTAATGCCGATACAATTAAGAAGAACAACATATACCTCGTCGGTGGTGTGCACAGTGCTGTTTTCACGCAGTTTCTTCGCTACCTCTTGGCGGTTAGTCATCGCTATCACCCGACATTTCGACTAGGTCGGTAAGTTCCCAAATCTTATCGGAGAGTTCATCGCTAATATCTTCTGTGGTTAGCAGGTGCCTAATCTTGCTAACAAGTGACGCGATTGTTTCTGGTCTTTTGTGCGTAATGTCATTCGCAGATTCTTTTGTATACACGGGTTCTGCGCCAGCTGCCAAAATAACCTCTGTGCTATTACCGCGCATCATGCATCCAGCGACTTCATACTTTATACCGTCGCCGATATATACCGTATCTCCTACCTTGATAACTTCGCCGTCTTTATCAAGTGGCAACTCAATCATGTTAGATGTATCGCAGAGGTCGAGAATGACGCTGCATATAATGCAAAGGCTTTTGACATGTGACGTTTCGATTAGTTTTTCTTCACCTGTGAGAGCCCTAAAGAGTGTTGAGCTGGTAATGTACTCCGTGCTCCTCAACCTCTCAGCGATTTCTGCACGCTCTTGTTTAGTTAGCATCTTTATCAGCTCCGTTAACCTTAATACCTGTGCACTTGTAAAATTTATCTGCGTCAAAATAGGGCATTGAGGTAATTGTTGCCTTGCTCTCGTCGCTTAAGCTCTCCCACCATGCTTGACGATCGGCTTTCTCTAGGTACAAGAACCCACCGGTAGTCTCATGTTCCGGGTGTGCTGCCTTTTCGTCGTCTGTCATATACTCGCTATATTTCCAGGTAAGACAGTCTGACGGTATATGACAGAGCAAGCTATAAGCTCTTGAGTTGCGGAAATCGCTAAAAGTGATGTCTGTTTGATGGTCGAATAGGCGAATTGTAGGCTCGGTTGTATTGCAGTAGCCAGAGTTCCAGTCGCCGGAGTTCCAGTCGCCGGAGTTACGGTTGCCGGAGTTACAGTCGCCGGAGTTACGGTTGCCGGAGTTACGGTTGCCGGAGTTACGGTTGCCGGAGTTACAGTCGCCGGAGTTACAGAGACTACTTATTTCATCGGCAGTTA